AATAGAGCGAGGAAGCCCATGAAGTCGTAGGTCGTCACCGGCGCTGCGGCGGGCGGCGGCGGCGCGACGAAGCCGTCCTTGGATGACCACGTCCAGCCGGGACCCGCCACATCGGACGCGATCAGGCGGCATCCCTCGGGCGCGGGATAGACGGCCTCGTAGTCCTCATCCTCCGGTTCGGCATTAACCTCGTCGAGATGATGGGTCGTGACTTTCGCGGTCCCGCGCGCGGCACTCCCATCCGCATCGACGGTCAGGCCAGGCAGGTCAATGACGTTGAGGACGGCGCCGTTGGCGGTCTTGACGATGGCGGTGCGCATGATGCTGTCCTCAGCTCTCGATCCAAACCGCGCCTGCCGCGCCCGCGCCGCCAGCCGCGACGGACCCGGACGAGCCCCCACCGCCGCCGCCGCCGCCGCCGGGCGCGGAACCGGGGTTGCCGTTGCCGGGGCCGGCATTGCCGCCGAAGCCGCCATAGGGCGCGCTACCGCCGACGCCGCCGAGCGCCAGGGGCGACCCGTTGTTGGAGAACGTGCCCTGCGCCGAGACCGCGCCGATGTGGCTGGTGTCCTCGCCTCCGGACGGCAGGGCGCCCCCCGAGACCGAGTTCTGGGCGATGCCGGCGTTGGCGGAGGCACCGCCCGCGCCGGCCGGGATCGTGTAAGTCGTGCCGCCGACGACGATAGTAGTGTTGCTCCCCGTGCCCCCGTTGGCGCCCGCCGTACCCGCCGAGCCACCCGCGCCGATTGTACCCGTGATCGTATCTCCGGGGCTGACGGCCACAGATTTCTCGAAGTAGGCGCCCGAGCCGCCGCCCGAGGCCGCGCCTCCGGGCGACCCAGAGGCCGCGCCGCCGCCGCCGCCGCCAGCGCCCCAGCCCTTGAGGCGGACACGCGTGACGCCGGTCGGAACCGTGTAGGAGAAGGATCCGGGGGTCGTGAAGGTCACGCGGGTCGTGTTGAGCGCGATAGCTCGAATTTCGCCCGCAGGGACGGATGAGAGGCCGCCGCCCGAGACCATCACGTTGCCAGCGCCGTCTGCCTCGTAGCGGTAGATGCGGCCAGCCTTGATGTCGCCAGCGGCCAGGGCTGAGCCGTCTTGCTTGATGATCGAGAAATCAGCGTACAGTCCCGCCGATGTGCCGACGTTCATCACCCGCAGCTTCGGGTTGGTGACGGTGTTGGATGCGGTGGCAATTCCAGCTACCCGCATGCCCTTCAGAAGCGCCGGCAGGACGGCGCCGTTGTTCGGGATCGGCAGCGTCGCAACGGCCAGATCGCCCGTGCCGGTGAGTTGGTCTGCCCAGATGCCACCGCGGGATACCGCCTGCGTCCACTGGAACAGGTTGGCCCCATCGGCCGTCAGCCCGCCCAGCGCGACGAGGTTCTCGCCCTCGAACTGGAGCTGGTTGAACGTCTCGGCGTTCGGGATCGAACCCGGATCGCCGCTCGTCGGATTGGCGTTCGTGTACTTCGGCGTCGGTATCTGGCCGATCTTGTCAAACGGTGCCTGTCTAAGCATTGCCGATTGCCGCGTGAGAGTAATCGAAGATGATTTCGGTATGCCCAGGCTTGAGGCGCCGGAATAGGCATTCGAGATCTGTCGCGAGACCGAACTCGCAGTGGTGATCCACCCCGCACTGACCCACGCCCATGCGGAACCAGCGCAGGCTGGTGTTGAGGATGGACACGCGCCAGATGAAACGGATGTTCGGGGGGCCAATGCGCCAAACCCAATCGTCGCCTTGGCTCTGGGTGATCGTGCAGAGGTGATCAGCCCCGCAGTGGCCAGAGCCGCACCGGAAGTAGGCGTAGGTCAGCTGCCCCGCTGGCCGTGTCTCGCCGCATCGGCTGATGCCGCAAACCACGGGGCGGTATTCATAGATCTGGATCTGATACCCGAGCCCAGTGGCGAGGCTGACGAAGAACGGGATGTCTTGGCGCCCGATCTGGGTGAGCTTCCGGATTAGCGCCTCACGCCGCAGGGCAAGGTTCTGCACCTCGGCATTGCACGGATCGGGCAGCCCGAAGGCGCGCTCCCAGTCCGGCAGCAGTTCGTAGGTCAGTCGTGGGTCGGTTTCGGTAAACAGCAGGTCGGCCGCACGGGCATCGACCTTGTCGCCCCACACTTTCGCGAGGCCGCGGGTCAGGTCGGACAGGGCCTCGTCGTCGCCGCGCGGGGTCGTGTCGCCCGATGCCGGTGCCTCGGCGCGCGGCCATGCGGGGCCGCCCGGATGCAGGTCATCGAATGCCTGCGCGTAGTCATCGGCGGAGCGACGGACGAACTGATCGGTCATCAAGTGAACGTCACCGAGCCGAGGGTGGCCATGCAACCGTTGCTCGGCATGACAGCATCGAAGAAGGCGAGATCGAAGTGATCGACGCCCTCAGCTGCGGAGATCGCCTCGGACATCCAGGCGGCGTAGATGGTCTGCGCCGGTTGCAGGACGCCATTGACGGCGCGGGCTGGCGCAGCGCGCGCCTTCAACATGGCGCTGATGCTTGCGATGATCGCGGCCTGGGTCGAGGGATCGTCCGAGTTGAGATTGCCGATGGTCACGTCAATCGGCTGCGGGATCGGCGGCACAACGTAGATATCTGAGACCGTCACGGGCCGAACGGCGGCAATGTGGGCCGCAACCGCGTCGCAGTCCGTCTGGAGCGGGAACCCGCCGAGGTCGGCACGCAGATCGTCCATCATGAAGCGCACGGTCACCGTACCGAGCGCTACCTCGTGCGGCGCAGCCCAGGCGCGAGTCACGCCCGGCACCTCGCGAGCCCAAGCCACGTAGTCGTCGGCATCGCCGCCCATCGGCGGCTTACGGATCCGGAACAAGACCCGGTCGCGCAGGCTGTCGGTGCTCTCGATGTCGACGCCGTAGCTCGTGATCCCGGTCACGGTGGCGGAGGCGGTCACACCCGAGATCGCTGCGATGAGCGAGAGGCTGGTGCCCGTGTCGAGGTTGCCGACGATGCCCGCAGTGAGCGCTCGCACACTGAGCGTGGTGGCAACGTCGGTGCCGCCCAGCGTCACGTCGGCCATGGACTGGAGTAAGATGCCGTTGGCCGAGAACTGCGTGCCTTGCGCCACCACTGTGCCGGCCGGGCCGGACAGGGTCGCGGTGAGCACGCTGTAGGTTGCCGCCTTGCGCCCGCCGGGCAGGAAGATGTCGGCCCAGCGCTGGAGCATCTGCTCGCCGGCTTGGTCGGGCAGGTACTCCTGCGCCTGCCGGGCAATGTACTGGAGCACCAGAAAGGCGAGCGCGCCGTTGTCGTCGGCGAGGATGCCTGCGGGACAGTTGCCGGGCAGTGCGCCGACGCGCAGCGCCTCGATGACGGCGTCACGGCTGAGCCCGCGAGTTTCCGCGAGCGTGGGGATCTGCAAAGGCATGCTTCAGATGGCCTTGGCAATCATGATGATGCAGGCACCGGCCACGCCGAGAAGGGCGACCAAAGTCGCCGCTGAAAGCGCCGAAAAGTCAGCCGGGCGTTGACTGACGCCGCCGACATCGACTGGCGGCAGATCGCGTCGCATCTCGATAGGCTTGCGCCACTCTGCAGTCATGCGTCAGGCCCTGATGCTCTGCCAGAGATCCGAAAAACGCAGTGCGATTGACGGCAGCGGCCCACGGTAGAGCGTAGCCGTCGCATCGATACGCTCCACGCCGACACGCTCGGCCAACACGCTGACGCGCGAGGCGACGCCCTTGTCTTTGAACGGCTGCAACGCTTCACGGATGTAGGTCTCAACGCGGGCGACCGTGCTGCCGCGACGCGCTGCAGCGCCGGTTATGCTGGATCGGGCCAGAAGCCAGAGGCGCGTGCCGATTGGCCAGCCATCGCGGATGGCATCAGCATCGAGGTCGCCCCACCAGCCGCGCCGGTTGGTATCGCCTTTCTCGGGCAATTCATCGTCCGGCTGCGCCAGCCGATCCGTGCCGAGGGCGATCACCACGCAATCTACGAGGTCGAGCGACGGGTCGCGCTGGTCCATGGGGGTTAGCAGCCACTCGCGCGTCACCGCGCAGCGGGATTGAACGACGATGGTATCGGGCATCGACTAAAGCTTACGAAGCGAAGCCAGCGCGACGCGCGAGGCTGTCCAGCGGCTCGCTGGTGTCCATCGTCGCAATGCCGGTATCAGGGAAGAAGGATATGCGCGTTCCGTCATCGAGATGCGCAGTTCCGAAGCCTTCATCCGAAAGATCGCGAGCGCTAGTCAAATCTGGGCGCAGACGTAGAAGTCCGTGCATGCCCTGAATATCCTCAGGATTGACCCGCACGATAGAACCATCTTTGGCAGCGATCTCAATCATCTGCGATCCTCAATTGGCCGGCGCGCCGGTATTTGAGCCGCCAGATTGTACACCACTGTGAATGTGATCTGAACCGATATTCTTGCCTTCGTGGGTAATCTTGCCCCCACTAAAGGCGAAGCCATCCTTGGAGATCGTCAGGGTGCAGTTGCCTGCCTTCAGCGTGACGGTCTTGCCCGTGACCGTGACGCCATCCTGGGCCGTGACGGCGTAGGTGCCGTCCTGCTTAGCCTCGACGCTGACTTGCACATCCTTCTCAGCCGCGACGTTCGCGCCGTTGTTCTTCTTCTGGCCGCCGGAGGATGAGCCCGAGTTGCCTGCGTCGCCGCTCTGCTGCTTGTCCGACGCGACCCGGTGAACGAAGCTTTTCGGGCTCTCCAGCACCGCAGCGTTCTCGCCGAAGTGAAGAAACTGCTTGAAGGCGTCGTGCAGGACGTGCTCGCCGGCCTTCATGCCGTTGGGGCGGAAGCGACGGTCGGCCGCCGGCATCGCTATCGGGTGCGAATTGTTGCCGGTGAGCGTCCCGAGAATGACCTCAGCCGCGCCTTTCATCATGCCGGCCTTGGCCTGTTCGTCGGTCGTAGCTCCCATCGGGAAGGCCGTTGACCCGAACGGATGCCAATGCTCGACGTCGGAACTGGTCTCAGCCCCCCTGATCTTGACGCCGAGCGTCTGCATGAAGGGGCTGTCGTTGATTGAGCTGATGACCGAGCGCGACAGGCTGTTCGCGATCCGGTCAACGGCGGGGCGAGGTGGGGTGCGATGCATGTCAGATCGCCGGGGACGTCCCAGACCCGTACAGGCCCGGCACGCCGCCAGGGCCATTTGCCTCAATCCGGTTGCCGCCGCCAAGCCGGCCGGGGAGGCACATCTCCAGCACCGACAGGGTGCCTTCCGGCCCTTGTGTCGAGGTCACGCCCTGGATTGCCAACACCATGTGGTTATCCGGGAACATAAAGGGGTCATAGACGGTGATCGTCTTGCCGATCATCTCCAGCCAAAGCGTGCTGCTGTCCTTGAACCAGCCTTGAACTGTGTAGCTACCCGAGAGCATCGTCACGTAGTTCGTCGCCAGCTCATGGTCGGCGCGCATCTGCATGTCGCGCTTGTCGCCGGGCATCTCAGCCATGAAGCTGAAGGGACGGTTCCGTGTGACGGCGGGGTTCGTCGCCGTCGCCTTTACGTCCCGAGAGGCATCGCCGAACGTCTGATCGTTGCCGGGCTGCTGCCCGACCGCGTCGATCTTGCTGAGGGCGTTCTCGTCGCACATCAGCAGCGAACCGGCCTTGATGTTGCGCCCCAGCTCTAGTTCCGCGCCCGTCCCGGTCTGCTCGCCAGCCCGATAGGCGATCATATTGCCGTCTTGGTCATCCCGCAGAAACACATTGCGGAAGCGGCAGAGGCGTTCGATAAAGGCGAACACGGTCTCGCCAGCCTGAACGTTGACCTTTGGGAAGACCTTGTCGGCGCCGTCCGTGCTGCCCTGCAGCTGGAATTTGATCCCGTAGGGCTGAAGGACGGAATTCGCGATCTGGCTCAGGCTGTAATTTTTGAACTCGCCCTTCTCATGGTCGACGGTCGAGTTGATGATGTCTGCCATCTTCGACGTGACGGTGATCTGGAGGCCGTGTTCCTTGTCGTTGTAGGCAGGCTGCCGAGCCGAGATCGTGCCGTCGATGACCTTGCGACCAGCGAGATTGATGATGGCGCGGTCGGCAACCCGCAGTTTCAGGCTATCCCAGGTCGGCACGCCGGACTCGGCGGGCGAAGCAGCCGTGAAAGTCGCCATACTCGCGACTGCCCCGAATGTGCGGTTGACCGACACCGTCTTCCAGTTCAGGTAGCGCTTGCCGTTCACCTGAATGCTGGCAACTTCCTTCGGGTTGGGCATCGGTTAGGCCGACAATGCCCGCCCGGTGGACGGCATGAAAAGCGGGTGGACTACCTCGTTCTCCAGAACCAGTTCGTCTGCGCGGCTTGCGTCGCCATAAAGGCGCTGCGCCAGCACGAGCGATGATGGATTAAAAGCCAGGCGATATGTGGCCAGTTGCGGCAGAGGCCGTGCGCGGTCAGTCAGATCGCGGACCATTGCCGCGCGCAGCCCGACTAACGCCCGATAAGTATCAGCATCGCCCCGGTCCGCCGCGGCGTCCTGTGAGATGGTGAAGGCCGCGGTTGCAATAGCCTGAACCCGCTCAACCTCGTTCCGGCTGGGGAAGGTGGTATCGGCTAGGATCGTGGCTTCTTGGATGCAACAGAAGACCATGCCGCGGGCTTGCAGGATGGTCGCGCGGGCATCTGTGGCCGCGAGCGCGGCGATTGCGGTGCGCAGCCGCTCCATCGCATCGAACGTCATACCCGTCTGGCGGGCAAGGTCGAAACAGTTGAACAGGGATTTGTTGATCACCGCTCGCCGCAGAAGGCCCTGCGCATTGGCGCGCAGGTCGCCAACGGCCGCGTCCAGATCGGCTCCGACCGTCCCAAGATCGTTGGCTCCTGAATAAGCCAGGATTGCATCAAGGATGCCCCCCAGCATGTCGAGGGCTGGCTGATCGCGGCGCAGGCTCATTCAGGCACCCGCAGCTATGGCCCGGTTCAGGGCTTCGTTCTCTTTGGCAAGCTGCGCGTCGCCGGCCGTCGCAGCCGTGGAACCTGCCGAACTCGCCTGGGATCGCACCTGATCCTGCGTGTCGTCCTGCACGTCGAAGGCGTCGTCCTCGCCGGCCTCGAAGAACTGCATCTCGATTTCGACATAGCCGCCGCGCTCGCGACGCTCCTGCGCCGCGCACTGCCCAACCTTGACCTCGAACTCGCCGAGCGTCGGGTGGACGAGCGTGCCGGCACCTTCCGCGTCCAACGCTTCAAGCAAGTCGTCGCGCTCGTCGAGGTAGAAGGGGCCGATGCAGTAGCCGGTGATCGGGAAGGCTCGACCGCGACGGCCGAGGTCTTCCGTGTAGGGCAAATCGCGCTTCGGAAATTCATGGAAGGCGAGGCGCCGGCCTGCCGAACGTCCACCAACCTCAACGTGGAAGGGGACGCCGCGGAAAGAAGCGGGACGTAGGCGAGAGCGCCAAGGACTATCGGCCATGTTCTATAACCGTTCCCCTAGACGGCCACGCTGCGGCCCTCCACCTTGAGAGCATGCGCACTGCACTTGCCGCCTTAGCGTTCCTCTTCGGCTCTCAGGGAGCCAACGCGCAATCTGGCGTGCCGGCGGAAACGACGGTCAACACCTTGGCCATCGTCATGGTCGCCGAGACCTACTGCAAACTGCCGGTTGACCATTCCAGGCTGGAAAATGCCTTGAACTTCAACGGTATATACAGCGGCGATATCGACCGCGGCGGCTTCTACTACGCTCGCCTGCGCTATCACTACGACAGCTTAATCAACATCCTGCAAACCACACCGGGCGCCTCGTGTGAAGCGTTGCGAACGAATGTGAATGCTGGCAACACTATCTGGCGTGGAGTGATCCGATGATCTCAATAGCCCGGTTAGGGACTATCGCTGCTGGGCTGGCTATTAGCGGCCTTGCCACCGTGGCGAGCGCTGAAGATCTCCCGACCAAAAATTGCTCAGCGACTTTCTTGACGCGGTGGCGGGCAGATAGTGACGCCGCCCTCAAGAACATGCCGAAAGAACCGTGCTGGATGCGAACCAGCAGCGGCCCTTACGTTTGTTACAAAGACGGGTGCGTCCGTGCCAGCGCGTACTTTGACGGCGGCTGAGCAGACACGTTTCAAGTCCGCTCCGCAGGGGCCATCGTCCGACCGCGGCTCAGGACAACATCCTTGAACAAGTTGCCGGAGGCTGAAGTGCGGACGTTCGTCTCTGGCCCAGGCTTGTGAACCTGAACATAGACACTGCCATTTGCCTCGACCTTCTGGCCGCCGACGACACCTGCACGAGCGGCGGACGCGTCCAGTCGCCCCTCATTCTGTTGCATCTGCGCGTCAAAGGCTTTCCGAGCCTTTTCCCGCGCCGCCCAGCCCTCGCCGTCCGCGGCCGTACCGCCAGCGTCAGCGCGCGGCATAGACGCAACCCGCCGACTAGCGACGACATCATCGCTATAGGGCGCATATGGCCCGTTGGGCACGCTTTTGACAAACCCGTACCGATTACCCGCGATATTGGGTCCTATCTCAGAAGTCCGCGCCCAAGTCCTGTTCCTACCAGCACCGCGATAGTAACTTTCGGCGCGGAACGAATTTGATCCGTTGGTGTTGTCAGGCACGCCGCCGGAAGCAATCGCACGTATACGTGAGCGAATGTATTCACTCTCTTCCGGGGATGCGTGCCGATACCCCTCATATTGAGGCCCTGGGGCTCTTGAAACTTCTAGTAAGTTGCGGCCCGGTCCCCACGCTTTAGTTCCGACGCGGTTCATCATATTATTGATGACGGCGTCCACGCCAGCGGCGTTCTTCGTGCTGACTTCGCCTGCGATGGTGTTGACAACGCGCTGATCAAGATCAGCAGCGCTGAGCTTGTATTCAGGGCGATAGATGCCGGATCCTTCGGGCGCCCGAGCGTTGGTACGTCCCGCAGGCCCTTGCCCGATCCCAGGCAGCCGCCCAGCGCCGCTCATTTCCGGCACATTGGCGCCAGGAGCAAGAGGCACCGTATCCCCACCGGTGTAGCCAGGAACAGTCCGCTTGAGATGCTCGCGGAACCGCTCGCGCATCACGTCGCGCTCGCCTTGCTCCCCAACATAGCCGGGGCCAGAGCCACCGCCCGGCAAGTTCGCGCCGCTTCCGAGGCTCCCATAGCGACGGAAGCCACCTCCACCGAAGGTCGCAGACTGCACGCGCGCGCCAGCGAACGGGCCATCTTCTCCCTCTGCCGACGACTTCTGCGCGGTCGCATCTCCGCGCTTCGCCTTCATCTCATCAGTTAGGCTGTCAATCGACCGCCGCAGCTTTTCGCTGGCCTCGAAATCCTTCTGGCGTTGTTCGGGCGTGCGGCTTTGCAGAGCCTTCAGACGTGCTTCCGCAGCCTCCAGCTGCTTTTGGCGCTCGCCATTCTGGGAGGACAAATCTACAGATGTCCCGCTCTCGAAATCGTAGAAGGAAGGGTTCGCCATCTGCTTGCGAAGCAGCTCTACCTCTTCCTTAGCCGCGATCTCATCGTCACCAACGCGCGGGGCCAAGCGACGAGCGAGCGCACCGTTCGCGCCATCAGCCCCACGAAGGGCCTGCATGTACTCGCCTTCGCGGATCTGGTGGATGGTTTCGGCGATCTCGTGAAAGGCTTTGGCGAGAGAGCCGGCAAGCGCGGTGCTCTCCTTCAGGAAGGCTGTGGCATCGTCGCCGGCCTGCTTCCAGTTGATCTCGCTGAGTTCCTTTTTGACCCCTTGCAGGCCCTCACGGAGCGCCTTGGTGATGTCGCCCCGCTTGCCGGAAACGATATCGTCCAACCAAGTAGTGAACTGCTCGGCCGGGACCATCAGCTCAGACGCGATGGTCGTGCCAACCTTAGCCATGGACGAGCGCAGATCGCTCATAGAGCGGTCAAACCGCTCGGCGCTTTCCACAGTCTTAGGGTCAAGCGGCCCCAGCTTCTCCTGCATCTTGTCGCGAAGCTTGGCGATGGAGCCGAGATGGCGGTCGCCGAGCCGGCCGAAGTCGACGCTGCCGAACAGCTTCTCAGCGAACCGGCCCCGATCCACCGCGTCGGGGATCTGCTCGATGAAATCCTCAGCGAGCTTCAGCGCCTCGTCGTTATTCTTGGTGCCCTTCAGCTTCAGGGCGAACTGCGCCACAACCGGGTTCTGCGACTGCAGGAAGCCCATGGTCTCGCCGACGCCGCGGCGGATATCGCGCATGTTGTTGGCGAAGGCTCGCGCGGCGCTGGCCGACTCCTCGCCCGAGATCCCGAACTTGCCGGATAGGGCCTGGAAGACCCGCAACTGCTCGGCCGCCATGCCGGTCTCACGACCGAGTTGGCCGAGCGCCGAGACCGAGCCCCCGAACGACTTAAGCGCGGAAACGATGCCATTAACAGCAACGACAGCGCTGAGGCTCGTGACGCCGACCGTGGCCAACGCGGGGTTGAGCACCGTCTGAGCCGCCTGCCCAGCCGACCGCGCAGCACCTTCGACCTTGCCGAGCCCCTTCGCTAGGTTCTCACCGTGGCCGGCGCCCTCACGGGAAGCGTTGAGGAGCTGCGACCGCAGGCTCTTGAGGGGGCCGGAAAACCGATCCACCACCTCCGCCTGCATACGCAGGGTTTCATCGGCCATAGAGGTTCGCCTCGATCATCTCGTCCAGCACGTCTGGCGTGTGTTCGAGGAGCTTTGCGATGTAGTCCGGCGACTTGGACAGCATGTTGGCTGGGTCGGTCCTATAGACCATCGCCAGCTTCAGGCAGATGCGGATGAGGCTGTCGGCCGCGCCGGAAGAAAAAAACCGGAGAGCGCCCAGGCGCAATGCGTCCAGTCAGCGGGGCTCATGCGGGCGATTGTCGAGAGCGGCTTGCCCGAGAGCCGAGCCATCATGGTCGACATCTGCTTGCCGTCAAACCGCATGGTCGCCATGGGGTCGTCGGCATACATGTCCATGAGGACGGGGTTCCCGCCAACCTCAATGATGTCCATGGCAGAAGGCTTCCTGAACGGAAGCTCCGAGATGGTCTCGATGACGTCTCCAGTCGCCTTGGCTTTAATCTCAATCGGCTCTGACAGCGTGACTGTCAGCGCCCAGATCGCATCGTCGGCCATGACTTAGATCTCGTCGCAGGCGACGCCTTCGAACCGAACCCGGACTTGGCCGTCCTTGGTGTTCAGTTCGTGGGCCGACTTACAGACAGCGCCGCTGAGGACGTAGACCCGGCCGTTCGCCAACTCGGCCGTCACCGTTGCATCGGTGATCGCGTCCAGCGTCTCGATTGAGACATCGGCCGTGAGCGAGACGTCGCCTTCGATGAAGGGCACGCGCGGGTTCTCGGAATACCCATGCACGTAGTCCTGGCCCGCGATCATCGCGCGCTCGAACCGAGAGGGGCTGACGGTGAAGCTGCCTC